CTGGGGCTTGTTGTACTCAACGGTAATTTTTTTTGGAGCCTTGCATGTTCGATGTCGCCTTACAGAAGTACTTACGCCAGTTCGAACCGCTGAAAAGCGTACAGGTGGGGTACCGCAGCGAGATGCAAGGACAGCTGGCACCGTTTCTGGTGCTGGTACATGGCTTCATCAACCTGCATGGCAAGGTCCACCAGTACGAAGTGGACGTTGATATGCGGGAAATGAACGGGCCCCGCGACCTAGAACGGCTTGCGGGAATGCTTATCCAGTCTTTTGAGCTGGCTCACCATGAATCAACACAGGTTCACTGATATGGATGTCTCGTCTTACGTCACAGAGAAGCTTACGGCGGCGGTGTCGGGGTTGGCTGGCGGTTCCAGCATGATGGCTTACGTGCGCCCGCTGACGATTACGGAAGCTTTTACGAGAGGTGGGACATCAACGGCATGTGCGGTGATCTTCGGACCGCCGGTTTTGTTGCTCTTAGGGTTACCGACAGGCTGGGAGATGCAGATCCCGGCAGGTTTCATCATTGGCTTTGTGTCGTACAGCCTACTCGGGGTGGTTGCGAACACCCTGCGTAAGTACCACGCGAGTGACTTGTTTCACATGGTGCGTGTGGCGAGGGGTGACATAGAGCCAGAGACGAAGCCTGAGCCTGAAAAGCCGCGCGCTAAGCGCCGGAAGAAGGCGTAAGTCATGGTTGAACTGCTCGGCGGCGGTGTATTGGGCTCGGTTCTGGGCGGTGTGTTCCGCTTAGTACCCGAATTCCTCAAGGCGTTCGACAAAAAGAACGAGCGCGCACACGAATTGTCCATGTTCGACCGCCAATGCAAGCTCGAAGAGCAGCGTGGTGCGCAGAAGATGGCGGAGATTGGTGCGCAGCGTGACCTTCAGGTCGATACGAGCGTCATGTCTGCGTTCAATTCTGCGATTGAGCAGCAAACGGAGATGGTCAAGGCTGCGGGAGCAGGCTGGGTTGCCTCGCTGAGCGCCTCCGTACGCCCGGTTGTGACTTTTTGGATACTCGGGCTCTGGTCATTCCTGCATGCGTGGTACTGCTACGAGACGTGGCGCGTCGGGCTCGATCCGATGGAGACGTTTAAGGCAATGCTGACGCCGGATTTTGCCGCGCTCGTCTCCGGCACACTGAATTACTGGTTCCTTGACCGGACTCTGGCTAAGCGTGGGCTCTAATGTCGGACGCTTTGTCGATTACCTCGGAGCTGTGTAAGCACTTCGAGGGATTCCGGTCGAAGCCGTACCTCTGCAGCGCCGGTGTACCCACGATCGGGTACGGCGCGACCTATTACTTAGACGGTCGCAGGGTAGAGCTCACTGATCCGCCGATCACCCGGGAAGTGGCGACGGGTCTTCTCACGTTCCAACTACAGAGAGACTTCTTTCCCGGGGTATTACGCCTATGTCCCATCCTTTTACTCCATCCGACACGCTTAGCGGCGATCACGGACTTCGCTTTCAATCTGGGTCTCGGGAGACTGCAGACCTCGACGTTGAGGCGGAAGGTGAATGCGGAGGACTGGGAGGCTGCGAAGGAACAGTTGATGAAGTGGACGAGGGGCGGGGGCAGAGTGTTGCCCGGTCTAGTGCGCCGACGCGCCGCCGAAGCGAAGCTCCTATGAGGATGCCGGTGTTTGACTGGAACTCGAATGTGAATACGTTCGAATGGATTCTGCAGGCGGCTGCCGCAGTGCGCGTAGAGCGCGAGCTCGATCGGATTAGTCGTCGCAGATGAATATCAACTACGTCGCACCGGGACCAGTTAGCGAAGCATTCCATCAAGACAGCTCGTTCGTTCGCGGACTGATGGGACCTGTCGGCTCTGGCAAGTCGACGGCGTGTTGCTTCGAGATTCTCTCCCGCGCGCTCGAACAGCAGCCGGGACCGGATGGCATCCGTCGCTCACGCTGGGCGATCTGCCGTAACACGTATCCTGAACTCAAGTCGACCACGATTAAGACGTGGATGGACTGGTATCAGGATCTCGCGACGATGAAGTGGGATACGCCCATCACGTCGCACATCAACATCTCGGACATCGGTGACGGTACGGGACTTGAGCTTGAAGCGATCTTCATGGCGCTCGATCGCCCTGAGGATGTCGGCAAGCTGAGGTCGCTGGAACTCACCGGCGGCTGGATGAACGAAGCGTCTGAGATGGACAAGGCTGTGCTCGACATGCTGACCCAGCGTGTCGGACGCTTCCCTTCGAAGCGCAACGGTGGTCCGAGCTGGACGGGTGTCATCATGGACACGAACCCGCCGGACGACGACAGCTGGTGGTACAAGCTCGCAGAAGAAGATCGTCCTGAGATCTTTAAGTTCTTCAAGCAGCCCGGTGGCTTGATGCGTGACAACGATCCGAAGTCAGAGACTTTTGGTCAGTACCTGCCGAACCCGGACGCCGAGAACATTGCGAACCACTCGCTCGGTTACCAGTACTACCTGAACCAGCTCGCCGGCAAGACCGACGACTGGATCAAAGTATTCCTGCTCGGCGATTACGGTACGACGATGGACGGCAAGCCCGTCTATCCGGAGTACAACGACAAGATTCACTTCAGCGAAAAGCAACTGAACCCGGTCTCTGGAATGCCCATCCTCCTCGCGTTCGACTTCGGTCTCACGCCAGCGTGCGCATTCTTGCAAATGAACAGCCGCGGTCAGCTGATGATTCTCAAAGAACTCGTCTCGGAGGACATGGGCATACGCCAGTTCTACTCCGAGGTGGTGCGCCCGGTGATCCGTGGCGAGTACAGCAAATATCGTGTTGAGGCAGTGGGCGACCCTGCCGGCAACATTCGCAGCCAGACCGATGAGAAGACCTGCATGCAGGAGCTCATGGAATTAGGTCTGCTGTGTGAGCCCGCTCCGACGAACGAGTTCATCGCTCGCCGTGAGTCAGTGGCGTACTTCCTTCAGCGTTTGTCGGGTGGCGAGCCGGGATTCCTGCTCGACCCCAGCTGCAAGATGCTGCGGAAGGGATTCAACGGGGGATACCGCTACGAGCGGTTAAGGGTGTCCGGCACTGCGCGATTCAAAGATCGACCGGTGAAGGACAAGTTCAGTCACATCCATGACGCATTGCAGTACGGATGCTTACACATGAGGTCTGAGATGAATCCAGTCAGAGCCAAAACGGTGAGACAAGCGCCCGCCGCTGCAGGCTGGGTCTAAGCACACATGGCACTTCAATCGCAAAGACTACGCCGGGATATCGACAAGACGGAGGTCCCAGAGACTGCCGTATTGTCTTTGGCTGCGTACATCGACAAGTGCTATCAGGAGGCGAAATCCGCCAAGGCGGATATCACTGAGCGCCTGCTGAAGTGTGAGCGCCAGCGTCGTGGCGAGTACGACCCGGACAAGCTTGCCCAGATTCGACAGACGGGCGGCGCGGACATTTACATGATGCTCACGGACATTAAGTGCCGTGCAGCTGAGAGCTGGATCAAAGACGTCATGCTGTCGACCGGGCAGCAGACGTGGTCCTTGTCTCCCACTGTTGAGCCTTCACTACCCAACGAAATGCGTGAGGGCGTGATCGAGACCGTGGTCATGGAAGCCGATGCTGTTCAACAGCAGGGCATGGCGATCGATCCCCGTGCGATCGATGCGCGCATGAAGGAGCTGTACGAGGCGGTCACGAAAGCTATCAACGACAAGGCGAAAGACGCTTCGTCGAAGATGGAGCGCCGCATGCAGGACAAGCTCGTTGAAGCGGGCTGGTCGGATACACAGGCTGAGCTGATCTATGACTTCGTGACGTTCCCGGCGGCGATCCTCAAGGGTCCTGTCGTGAAGAAGAAGCGCGCCCTGAAGTGGGGTCGCAACTTCAAGCCTGAGGTCTTCGAAGATATCGCCGAGTCCTTTGAGCGCGTCTCGCCGTATGACATCTTTCCGTCGCCTAACGCGGTCAACTGTCAGGACGGCTACATCATTCAGCGTCACCAGCTGACGCGCGCGGATCTCGCCGGACTCCTCGGCACACCGGGCTACAACGACGACGCCATCAAGGCGGCGCTCGAACAGTACGGTCGCAGTGGAATGCAGTTCATGGAGCAGAGCGACAGCGAGCGCAACTTGCTCGAAGGTCGCAACCACACGCTCGTCGGCACGGAGATCATTGACTCGATTGAGTTCTGGGGTTCTGTCTCAGGCTCAATGCTCATCGAGTGGGGACTCACGAAAGACGTCGAGCCCGAGGGTGAGTACGAGGTCAACTGCTGGAAGGTGGGTTCGCACGTCATCAAAGCGATCAAGAACTCTGACCCGCTCGGTCGCCGTCCGTACTCTAAGGCGAGCTGGGAAGCGATCCCGGGCGCGTTCTGGGGCGTGGCGCTACCGGAAGTCATGCGTGACGTGCAGGTGATTTGCAATGGCGCAGCGCGCGCTCTCTCGAACAACATGGGCATTGCGTCGGGTCCGCAGGTCGAGGTGAGCATTGATCGCTTGCCGGACGGCGAGAACCTGACGCAGATGTATCCATGGAAGATTTGGCAGACGACTTCCGATCGCACCGGTGGTGGTCAGCCGGCTGTTCGTTTCTTCCAGCCGAACATGAACGCCGAAACTTTGATGAACGTCATGCAGTACTTCCAGCGCGTGGCGGACGAAGTGACGGGTGTTCCCAATTACGTCTACGGCTCAACCTCGGTATCGGGCGCAGGACGCACAGCGTCTGGTCTTTCGATGTTGATGGAGAACGCCGCCAAGGGCATTAAGCAGGCAATCCTCTCGCTCGACAAAGCCATGAGCGAAATGCTGACCCGCCTCTACGATCACCTGATGATCTACGACGACGATGTCTCCATTAAGGGTGACATGCAGATCGTGGCGTCTGGCGTGGTCGGTACGCTGCTCAAGGAAACGATGATGGCTCGCCGCAACGAGTTCATGCAGATGACGGCGAATCCGTTTGACCTGCAGATCATAGGACCCGCTGGTCGCGCTGAGCTGCTGCGTCAAGCAGCGAATGGTCTCAACATTGATGTCGACAAGATCGTGCCGAAGCCCGAGGAGATCCTCGCTGCTGAGAAGGCGCGACAAGAGGCGGAGGCTGCAGCCGCCGAGCAAGCCATGATGCAGCAGCCACAACCGCAAGGAGTCATGCAATGAGCAAGTGGGCATCGTTCGCCACAGGAATGGGCGAGGGCTACCTCGCTGGCAAGCGTTACAAGGACACGAAGAAAGAGCGCGACGAAGACCGTCAGATGATGAAAGACATCCTGATGTCTCGCGCTGAGAAGACCGCTACCGATCCGGTTGTAGCTGGTCCGTCTGCTTCGGTTGCGAGCAGCATGGTCGAGAGCGACCCGCTCGGAATCCGCAGCATGTATGACCCGGAGGCGAAAGCTAACGGCGGGATGGTCGGCGAAATGCCGAAGCATCACGACAAGATGAGCTGGCAGCGCGGCTCGTTCAAGAAGTAATGAATCAATTCCCGCGAGATCTCGCAGAGCGCCTGAGACGGGACTCAGACGTGCAACGGCTCGCGGAACTGTTGACTAAGTACAGAGAGGAAAAGCGAGTGGAGCTGGAGGACGCTACGGCGTCTCTTCAGGTTCACAAGCTGCAAGGCTACTGCCAAGCGCTCTCTGACTTGATCAAGCTGCTTTCACTCGAAGGCAGATAAACCCCGCCGGAGGTTCTCCGGCATAACCCGCCCTGACTCCAGTCACGTAGGCAGAGACTCCTGAGAGGCTCTCTTGCGCGTAGGACACGGCTCAGAGGATTGATAATGCCCAGACTACCGAAGTCAGTTGAGAAGCAAGCAGAGCTTGCGGACCAGATCTACCAGCAGGCGTACGGAACTCCTCAGCAACCCCCTGAGGCTCCGAAGGCAGCCGAGACACCATCCGCACCTCCTGCAGATTCCACACCCCCGGCACCTGCCGATAGCGCTCCGTCAGCGGAACCCGCGAAAGCAGAACCGGAAAAGCCCGCAGAACCTTCAGAAGAAGGCGACCTGAACCACTGGAAGCAACGCGCGAAAGTGGCTGAAGGGCGTCTCACGAAGGAGATGCCGCGCATGGCGCAGACCATCCGCGAGATGAAGGACCAGATTGCTGACCTGCAGACAAAGCTCCGCGAAGCGGAAGCCAAGCCTGCAGCGCCTGCCGACGCCGGCGTCAAGCCGGAAGAAGTCGAGCAGTACGGCAAGGACTTCATCGATATGGTCCAGCGTGTAGCGCGTAACGCCACACCGGGTGTTGATCCGAATCTGCAAGCGCAGGTGAAGGAAGTCACGGAAACGCAGCGCCGGGTAGCGCGACAGCAGTTCTTTGATCAGCTTGGTCGCGAAGCTCCGCAGTGGGAAGCGCTAAACACGGACGAGGGATTCCTTGCATACCTCGGTGGACTCGATCCCTACACGGGACGTCCCCGGCAGGAACTCTTCGACGATGCTTACGAGAAGCTCGATGCTTGGCGTATCGCGAACTTCTTCAACTCGTACAACGAGTCTCGGCGTGTAGAGCCCGAGTCGCCAAAACCTAGCCTTGCCGATCAGGTGGTTCCGTCCGCTAACAAAGCGAACAAGCCACCGCCGAGCAAGAAAGTGTGGACCACCGCGGATGTCGCTCGTTTCTATGACGAGCTTCGACGCGGCGTTCACACGCAGGATGAGGCGGCGAGGATTGAGCAAGACATTTTCGCCGCACAGAAGGAAGGTCGTTTGCGCTGAGACAATACTGTCTAGCGTGTAAATAAACCAAACAGAGGTGCGGCAGAGACAACATTCACAGGAGTAATTTATGTCTCTCGCAGTCTCTAACAACTATTACGGTGCCGGTGCCGGCACCAGCGACAGCTACGCTGGCGTTTTCATCCCGCAGATTTGGTCTGGCAAGCTTCAGGTCAAGTTCTATCAGTCGACGGTTCTGTCGTCGATCACGAACAACGACTGGGAAGGCGAGATCAAAGATCAGGGCGATAAGGTCGAGATCCGCACGATCCCCTCGATCACCATCTCGAACTACACCAAGGGTCAGAGCCTCTCTTCGCAGGTCCCGACCGGTGGCGTGGTTGAGCTCTTGATCGACAAGGGCAAGTACTTCCAAGTCGTCGTTGACGACGTGGATGACGTGCAGAGCGATCTCAAGCTGATGGACATCTTCACGAACGATGCCGCTCAGCAGATGAAGATCGCGATCGACACGGACGTGCTCGCTGGCGTGAAGAACGCCGCTGCTGCCGCCAACCAAGGCGCTGCCGCGGGCGCTCTCTCGGCGAACGTCAACCTCGGTGACGGCAACGCCACCGGCGGTTTGACTGGCGCGAAGCTGACCAAGGACAACGTGATCGAGAAGATCGTTGCCATGGGTCAGGTTCTCGACGAGCAGAACGTGCCGGAAGTGGGTCGCTGGATGGTGATCCCGGCGTGGCTTGCCGCTCTGATCAAGACGTCAGACCTCAAGGACGCCTCGATCTCGGGTGACAACATGTCGCCGCTCCGTAACGGTCGCCTCGGCATGGTGGATCGCTTCACGCTCTACGTCAGCAACCTGCTCCCGACCGCCACTGGTGCGGCTCGCGAAGCTGGCGACGCTGGCGCTGGCACCGTGAAGGGCACCTACGTCTATGCGGGCACCAACGACGCCATCACGTTCGCCTCTCAGGTGACCAAGGTGGAGTCGCTGCGTTCGCAGACGACTTTCGGCAACCTCGTCCGTGGATTGAACGTCTACGGCTACAAGGTGATCAAGCCGGAAGCTCTCGCCGAGGGCTTCTTCTACGCCTAATTCTTAGGCACACCGGGGCTGGGGGAGGGCAGCCTCCCCCGGTCCTTTTCTTTTACAGGAATCACATGCTTCTGAGACACAAGCAAACAGGCGACGTCTACGTCTACCACAAGGTCCTCATGGACAGTGGTGAGTACGACATCTACGAAGAGCCAAAGCCTGCAGTGGTTGTGTCTGAGCAGCCTGAGATGAAGAAGGCTCGCAGAAAGAAAGTCGCGATCCAGACTGACGGAGAAACTAATGGCACAGACACCGAATGAGTTGCTCACCCGCGCGGGTGACATTCTGCAGGACACGACGAATGTGCGCTGGACGCAAGCAGAGTTGCTCCGTTATTTGAATGACGGACGGCGCGAGCTTGCGATTCATCGCCCGGACATCTACTCCTCGACCAGCACGTTGACCTTGGTTGCGGGCTCGAAGCAGACCATCCCCTCGGATGGCAACCGCTTCCTCGACGCCGTACGCAACATCTCCGCCGCTGATGCGGTGGGTCGTTCCGTGCGCATTGTTGAGCGCGAGATCCTCGACGCCCAGCGCCCGGATTGGCACACGGAGACTGCCTCGACGAACTTGAAGCACTTCATGTTCGATGAGCGCAGCCCGAAGACGTTCTACGTCTATCCGCCTGCCACTGCCGGTCACAAGCTGGAGATCGTCTACTCGAAGTCTCCGGTCGACATCACTGACCAACAGCTGTCCTCGACGACTGTTCTTGAGAGCGAGGACATCTACGCGGGCGTGTTGCTTGATTACGTTCTGTACCGCGCGTTCAGCAAGGACGCCGAGTACGCCGGGAACGTCCAGCGCGCCGCCATGCACTACCAGATGTTTGCCAATTCATTGGGCATCGGTAACCGCAAGCGCATCGCGACCTCGCCGAACGTGGCGAACATGGACGGAACGCCGCCGAAGTCCGCGAACCTTGAGGTGGCGTAATGGCGACGCTCAGCGACTTCTATCAGTACGTCATCCCCGAAGTACCGGGATGCCCAGAGGTGACCGCAGACGTAGCAATCCGTGCGGCACTTATCGAGTTCTGTGAGAAGACGCTGGTCATTCAGCGCGACCTTGACCCAGTCACCGTGGTGAAGGGGATTACCGACTACGACATCGACCCGCCAGCTAGTCAGCTGGTCAGCAGGTTGATGCGCGTTTGGTACAAGGATGTCGAGCTGACGCCGACTGCGCCGGACAACGTCCACAACGCCGAGGTCTACAACACGCTGTTCACGGGCGCCGACAAAGAGCGCTCTGACCCACGCATGTTTATCCAGAAGGATGAGCGGACGTTCTCGATCTACCCGATCCCTAAAGACACGGTTGCCAACGGGCTTACCATACGCGCCGCCCTAAAACCTACCCGAAATGCGGAAACCATCGAGGACGTCCTGTTCGAGGACTACGCCGAGACGGTCGCCCATGGGGCGAAATACCGATTACTCAGCATGGCGAGTAAGCCGTGGACTAATGGTCCGGCGGCTAGCCTTGCACTTGCTGCGTTCAATAGCGGCATCAACGTCGCTCGCCAGCGCGCTTCCCGTGGACACACGCGCGCGGACCTGCGTGTCCGCCTGACAGGAGTCTGAGATGGCAGAGAAGATTAAGCTCGTACAGGGCGACACCCGCCCTCAGGTGCGTGTCACACTGACCGACGAGAACACCGGAGACGTCATTGACCTCACCGGCGCTACGGTCACGCTTCACTTCCGCGAGGTGGGCGGCACGGCGCCGCTCTTCTCCCGTCAGGGGATTGTGAACCCCGAGGAAGCCACGCTCGGCAAGGCTGTCATTGCATGGCAGTCGGGCGACCTGAACGTCGATGCCGGCGAATACGAGGGCGAGATCGAGGTCTACTGGGCAGCCACTGGCGCCCGCCAGACCGTGTACGACCTGCTCAAGTTCCGCGTCCGTGAGGACATCGGGTGAAACTGACGGCTGCGTGGACGGCGCTCAAGAGCGCTATCACCGCCTCGACGATCAGCGCGACCACCTCTGCCGGCGCCCTTGCCGCTGCCTTTCAAGCCTCAGCCCTCAAGCTGGTCTACGAGATCGGGCTTTTCCTAATTCTCATAGAGCGTGACGAGACGGTCTCGGCACAGGACACCCTGCGGCAGGACCTCGCCAAGAAGCTCGCTGATGCCCTCGGGGCGATCGATCGCTACGTCGCCCAGTTCGACAAGAGCTCCACGGACGCCGCCAGCGTCTCGGACGACCAGATTCTGGCGCTCCAGAAGGCATTAGGGGAGGGCGTGACAGCGACCGAGACTCGGGCGTACTTATTCGCCAAGGCGCTGCAGGACAATCCTGTGCTGTCTGACGCGCTGTTTAACAGTGTCGCCAAGCTGCTGACGGACGCCGGCACGGTCACCGAGGACGCCACGGTACACCTGACCAAGAATCTCGCCGACGCCGCCCAGTTGCTGGACGAGGCTCATGCGCAGTTCGCCAAGAACGTAGCGGACATCGCAGTCACCGCCGACTTCGCTTACCGGGATATCAGCAAGCCGCTGTTTGATGGCGTAGGCGTAACGGACGACGTCGATGGCGCAGCCACGATCGAGGACGACCAAGAGGTCTTCTTCTTCAAGACGACTAGCAACGCCGCCGGGGTAGGGGATGTCTTCTACCGGCAGGTCAACTACGTACGGTATTTTGATGACGTCGGCGGGGTCTCCGAAGCCCATACGAAGGGGGTTGAGAAGACCCTCGCAGACACTGCACAGCTGTTCGATAGTCTGTTCACGGCGTTCGAGAAGCCCTTGGCAGACAACGGGCTTGCCATCGAACAGGCTGCGAAGTCCCTTCAGAAATCGGCGGCGGATCTCGCTGCCATTACTGACGAGCAGAACCGAAGCTTTGGTAAGGCGCTGACAGACGAATCAGCCCTGTCGGAAGACAGCGTGTTCGACTTCAGCAAGTCTCTGGCGGACGGCTCCGGGGCGGCAGACGCCATCGAGTCGGCGTTCAGCAAAGTCCGCGAGGACGCTGCAGCACTGGCAGACGCAGTGGCAGTGGCGGCAGACAAGTCAGCCGCAGACGCCGCCCAGCTCGCCGATGCGCTGTACTCGTCGTTCATTAAGGCACCGTCAGATGCGGTGCAACTTACAGACACCATCCTGCTGACCATCACGTACCTCCGCTACCCGGAGGACACGGCTGCGGTCGCGGAACTGATCAGCAAAGCACTTGCAAAAATCCCGTCTGACGCTGCCACGGTTTCGGATGCTTCGTTTAGAGCACCGAATCTTGGCAAGTCGGATTCTGTGGGCGTGGGCAGTTCGGGAACACTGCGCTCACAAGGGTACTGCGACTTCTCGTATTTCGCAGAGGATTACGTCGGTAGTTCTCGTTCATTCACTTGATGTGAGGATCTTAGATGAACAGTCTTGAAAACCTGAAGGTTAAGGGTCGCCTGAGCATTGTTCTGCGCGACAAGGACGGTAACGTCAAGGACGAGCGAGACGTCGACAACCTCGTCGTCAACGCCGGTCTGGCGTACATCATCAGCCGTATGGTTGGCACCTCGAAGTCGGTCATGTCGCACATGGCGCTCGGCTCGGGCACGACTGCCGCGGCTGCTGGTCAGACCGATCTCGTCAGCTTGCTCGGTTCGCGTGAAGCGCTCGACACGACGACGATCGCCGGCACGAACAACGAGAAGGTGGTGTACGTCGCTTCGTTCGAAGCCGGTGATGCGACCGGTGCCGTGACCGAGGCGGGCATCTTCAATGACTCGTCTGCGGGCGACATGCTCTGCCGCACTGTGTTCCCGGTGGTGAACAAGGCTGCGGACGATGCGCTGACGGTGACGTGGACGATCACGCTCTCTGCAGTGTGATTTGGCGGGCGTGAGACCCACGCCCTTCCACTCCGTTACTAGCCGTTAGGGAACAAGCATGGCAAGCATTACGACTCGTACCGGCAAAGGATCGCCGCTAACCAACGCTGAAGTCGACAGCAACTTCACAGAGCTCAACACAGAGCTTGGACTCAAAGAAGTTGCTGCGAACAAGGGCGTGGCTGGCGGATACGCTTCTCTCGATAGCAGCGGGAAAGTACCGTCTGCTCAGTTGCCGTCCTACGTCGACGACGTGGTCGAGGGTGCGAACCTTGCTGCGTTCCCCGGCTCCGGTGAGACCGGAAAGATCTACGTTGCGCTCGACACCAACAAGACCTACCGATGGTCTGGCTCAGCGTACGTAGAGATTTCAGCTTCCCCGGGCAGCACGGATGCAGTGACGGAAGGCAGCACGAATCTGTACTTCACGAACACGCGCACTCGCGCAGCGCTCAGTGCGTCAGGCTCGCTGTCGTACAACAGCACGACTGGCGTGTTCTCGTACACGCAGCCGACCAATGTCAGTGCGTTTACGAACGACAGCGGGTACATCACCAGCTCGGCGCTTTCTCCGTACCTGACGAGCTCCACGGCAGCAAGCACGTACCAGACGACGCTTGTCTCCGGCACGTCTATTAAGACGGTGAACGGACAGTCGGTTCTCGGCTCTGGGAATATCCAGATCGACGGCGGTGTGACGAGCTTTAACACGCGCACTGGGGCAGTCACGCTTTCGTCTGGCGATGTGACGACCGCGCTCGGCTATACGCCGTACAACAGCTCGAACCCAAGCGGGTACATCACAAGCTCATCTTTGAGCAGCTATCTGTCGCTGACTGGCGGCACAATGAGTGGCGGTATAACAGGAATAGCGCCATCCGTTCAAAGCGCAATCACGGGTGTTGTTGCTGGCAATGCAGCGTTCCGAACGAGCGAGACCAATGTCGGCACGACTGCTGGGTACATCCCGGCGATTGGACAGACGAGCGTATACACGAGTGGATATCGCTCGCACATGGTTCTCGGCTCGTACCGAACTGCTAGTGGTTGGGGCGGCGGTCCTTTTCTTGCTTGGGGCGGAAGTGACAGCAACGCGACCGAGGCATGGGTATTCAATACTGGTGGTAGCATCACGCATACCGGTGGACGAACATTCTTAGATAGCAGTAACTACAGCAGCTACGCCCTGCCATTGAGCGGCGGGACAATCACCGGAACAGCTCTGCAAGTAGGTACAGCATTTGCCTACGATAACCCCGGTGGTTGGAACGCCAACATCGTTGCGGCGGGGTCGACGCACGCAAGATTTCGCTTGCGAGCCACCTCGTTTTCGGGGAGCGGTGATCGTGAAACGTATCTTTGGCTTGATAACTCAGTCAGCCCTGCAACTGGTCTGTACTCAAATGCAAGCACGTTCAATTTTAACGGCAGTATCGGCACGGTTCAGGTTGCCGGGAATACAGTTCTCCACGCCGGGAACTACACGTCCTACTCGCCTTCGCTGACTGGTAGTGGTGCGTCTGGTACGTGGGGCATCAGCATTACGGGGTATGCGAATTCTCTCAACAACTATTACACCGCAGACGATTGGCTGCGAGCTGTCGGGGACGCCTATCAGTTCAAGATTTACGGAAACACACGCTCTGTCATATTCCGTACAGACGGTGTAAGCAATCCTTACGGCGGCGGAGCAGATTACGCATTTAACTGGTTTTACGGCGGCGGAGCTGCTGGCAACCGGATAATGCTTCTGCAAACAGACGGAAATTTGTGGACTAACGCATATGGCTGGCTACACGACGGATTTGTCCGCACTACAAACAACTCAAGCCTGAACAGCGACAGCCGCAACAGCCGCGGCGTAACCCGTTTGTATCGCCGCGATGACAACAGCGACTATAGCGTTCAGACGTACTGGACTGGTTCACGCTGGTACTTGGCTGGGTATGCCGGGGACGGATTTCATGCTGGATGTGAGGTTGAATACGCCGCTAGCGCAGGCACCGCATCTACCGCTAACAGTATCGACGGCTGGGGTTTTGTAAATACCGGATCGAACACTAGCGTAAATGCAGACAATATCGATAGTAACGGCATCTCGTACTACACCGCTGGTGTTCCGAATTTCTCTGGCAACTCTACAGACGGTGCTTTGTACTCTCAAGCGTATAGCGGCTCATGGCAGCACCAGATAGCTGGTGATTACCGCTCAGGGCAGATCGCGCTGCGTGGAAAAAATAGTGGTACGTGGCAGGCGTGGAGAACCGTCCTCGACAGCGGAAACTACAGCAGCTACGCACTCCCGCTGAGCGGCGGCACGATGAGCGGTCCAATTCGCCGCTCGGCTCATGCGCAGGGATTCCTTGAAGGGTCGTACAATAATGTCGGCGGAAACGCCTCGAACACGAACCCAATCTACACAATCGGGTCCGCATACAATCCGACCGACAGCTCGCTTGCCAATATGTATGGCATCGGTTTCTCTCACCCGAATCTGTGGGGCGGCGGCAACAGGACCGATGACTGGGGTCTGTACGTCGTAGCCGCTGGCACGGTGATGGCGACGATCGGCGCTGGGTCGAGAACGGCGTGGTTTGCAAACCAAGTCTTTGCTGACGGAAGTTTCAGGTCGCCGATTTTCTATGACAGCAACAACACTGCGTACTACACAGACCCAGCCAGTACGTCCCGCGTAAATGAAGTCCAGTCGGATCGCACGTACGGGTTCACGGACATCCGCTCGCCGATTTATTACGACTACAACAACACCGGCTACTACGTAGACCCGGCTGCCACAACTTCTCTCAGAACTGTCGGTGATTGGAGAGCTGATAGCTCGGGATGGACTGGCGAGTTTGCGGGAAAAATTCAGTACCACAGCAGTAACTGGTACTTCCAGTACGCTGGCAGCGCGCTTTTTAGAAACTCTGGCGGGTCAAACGTCACAAGCATTGACTCAGCAGGAAACCTAACCGCGAGCGGAAATATCCGTTCTGGCGGGAATGTCTTTACCGACGCAAATTATGGTTACGGACTGGTTGGTGTATATACATCAACTCGGTATCAGGGCGTGTTCGCCATGGGCGACTCGTACAAGCTCCCTGCTGACGGTTCAGGCACTGGTTCGCTATACGGAATCGCGTGGTCGCATCCGAACGCGGGCGGCATAGCTGGGAACCTGAACACGCACGGCGCGCTGATCATGGAGAACGGCACGTTCTTGGCGGCATTGTCAGGCTCAATCAGAAGTCGTGACGACATGCGTACGCCGATTTTCTATGACAACAACAACACCGGTTACTACCTGAACCCAGATGGTGGAAGCTACTTATACAGCCTGACCTTGGCTGGCGGGGCGTACTTCCGACCTTCGACTTGGATTCAGATGGATGGGTCATACGGAATGTATTGGCCCAATCACTATGGTGTGCATTTTTATCCGAACGCTAGCTCCACGTACACGCAGCTGCAAATAGACGGTAGCAAAAATTCGTACAGCGGCATGTACATCTCCCACAGCGCCGTAAACGGGATGATGTACGACTCCGGCGGTAACGGCGGCGTATATCGCGAGGCGAATGGGCGCTGGTACTTTTATTACCTTGTCGGTAATAACTGTATGGGTATCAACACCTCGACAACCTCGTCCTCGTATGGGCTTTACGTATCGGGCGGTGTCTATTCGACTGGCAACGTGGTCGCGTACTCGGACGCTCGACGCAAGACGAACGTTGTCACCGTTGGTGGCGCGCTTGACAAGGTGGCACAGCTGCGAGGCGTGTACTACACCCGCATTCCCGGCGAGGAAGACGAAAAGACAGACCCGAATCGCCGCGAGATTGGCGTGATCGCGCAGGAGGTCAACGAGATCCTGCCCGAGGTCGTCACGTATGCAGCGGACATCGACGAGTACGGTGTGCAGTACGGCAACTTTGCCGGTCTGTTCATTGAGGCGATCAAGGAATTGAAGTCACAGGTGGCTACGCTGAGCGCGGAAGTCGCTGAGCTTCGAGGGAGGTCAGTGCATTGAGCATCTCGTACCACTTTGCAATTAGGCAGACGAACCAGACGAATGTCGGGTCACTGTCAGGCGTGGTGACGCACATCCACTTTGACTACGTCGGCACAAGCCCAAGTGGGCGCGTGGTGAGCTGTCAGGGCGTCGTGCCGTTCACAGTCGCCGACAGGACAATCGACACGGCTGAGGGAGAGAAGGTTATTAAGGGTGACCTCGATCCGAATAGCTTTATCCCTGCGCCAGAGGTGACAGAGGCGGTTCTGCTGTCGTGGCTCGAAGAGCGAGTCCCGGCTGCCACGATTCAGCTTTTTCAGAAACACATATCCGAGCGCATTGCGCAGATGGAGGAAGTTCAGTGAGCATGACTTACACGTGGAAAGTGACCGGCATCAAGGTGCGAGACGAGGTGAACGCGCAGGGCGTGACCTTGCCTCAGGCTGTATGCCAGACGTACTGGGTGAAGACTGGTGTGGATGCGAACGGCAACGAAGGCTCCTTCGCGGGAGCGACCCCGTTCACCGCGCAGACCGTACCGGCGGATCAGTTCGTGCCTTTCGACCAGCTGACCGAGGAGGTTGTCCTTAACTGGATTAAGGCTGTTGTCGTCGGTCACTACGAACAGCACGTGAACAATGCGATTGCAGAGAGCATTCGCATCAAGACGGTGACCGAGCCTGCTTTGCCGTGGGCGCCGCCTCCGAGTGAGCCCGCCACGCCGCCTGCCGCTTAATCGGAGCTGCGCATGGCTGTCACATACACGTACGCCATCAACGGGCTGCGCGTCGCCTCACAGGGCGCGCTGTCCGATGTCGTGCGCGAGATCGATGTGAACGTATGGGGCGCTGATGGCGTCGTGGAGTTCCACCTGCCTGTCCTCGTCCGGCTGCCCGATGCGATCCCGGGCGCTTTTACACCGTATGAGTCGCTGTCGCGCGAGCAGGTGGTCGCGTGGATCGACGAAAGCCGGTCAACGACTCACGCGAAAGGTCATATCGCCAACGTGATTGCCCGGATGATCGAGGAGGCTGCAATGCAGACCAAGCCAATCCCGTGGGCGCAGTAAGCCATGCCATTACAGTCGTCTGGCGAAATCAGCATGTCGCAGATCAACGCGGAGTTTGGTCGCGGCAATGACTTGAACTCGTATCGCGGGACATCACACGCCAGCGGTACATTCCCAAGCGGTGCGATTGCGTTCAGTGATTTCTATGGCAAAAGCGTCCCGCCGTCAGGCGGCACGTTTACCCCAGACGGCAGCACGTCGTCCAGCAGCCGGACCGTGCTCACTGATTTTTACTCCGGAGAGACAGGCGGCGCAGCGGGACGTTCTATTTCGTGCAGTCAGCCCGCTTCATGGACATGGACCAGAGTCTCTGGCTCATTTGGTGCCGGTCAGGTTGACGGAAGCACTCTGGTCGCGTCTGGTAGCGCGACAGGGACCACGGCAAACTTTTTTCTTTCCGCAGGGTTTAACACCTATCGAGCTGCCGAGTTCGAGGTCAACGCGACGTCGGGTAGCAACACCCGGTATTGGCGAGTTGTTCTTGAAGCCGAGCACTCATCGTGCCCGTTCTGTTGCTTCACGCCCGACACCCTAATCCTTATGGGCGACGGCTCGCTCAGGGCGATCGGAGAGGTTCAGGTCGGCGACTTCATTCTCACGTACAGCGAGGAGCTGAAGACCAATGTCGCCGTGCCGGTAACTGAGGTCATCGTCCGCACCGACCGCCCGATGTACCAGTACACCTTCGAGGACGGCTCTACGCTCAAGGCGTCAGAGGAGCACCCGCTGTACATCCTCGGCAAGGGTTATGCGTCCCTCGTCCCGGTACCCGAGTACAAGGACATGGGTCTCGCGAAGGTCGTCGAGCTTGGGGACAGCGTCGTGAACGAGCTCGGCAGCCCGAAGAAGATCGTGAAGATCGAGCGCATCGTGTATCCGGGCGCCGTGTATACGTTCGGCAACACCCGGTTCTACGCGAACCACGTTCTCGTCTACTAATCATCGCCTTAACACACGGGATTTCCCTGAATCATCCGGTAAACTAGACAATACCGGACGGTACGGGTTAATCCGAGGAGGTATACGTGAGTACTCTGAAATTTGAGGTGTCGGTGGAGGAGGGCAACCTGCTGGTTGCCGCCCTTGCTAAGCAGCCCTTCGAGGCTGTGGCGGGTCTGATTCAAAAGTTGCAGCAGCAAGCTGCCCAGCAGCTTCAGCCGCCGCCTGAGGCGCCGAAAGCCGACTAAACCTGAGCCCCGCCCTGCGCGGGGCTTCTTCTATCTGGGGTCCGTAAATGAAAGCGAAAGACGTCAAGCGCGAAGGCGGCAAGCTGGTCTACCGCGGTCACACCTTCGACGGCTTTAACAAGCCGAAGAAAGCCCCCGCCGGTGACAGCGCGAAAAAGATGGTCCTCGCCAAGAAAGGCGACGACGTAAAGCTGGTGAAGTACGGTCTCCGTGGTTACGAGGACTACACCCAGCACGGCAGCGAGAAGCGCCGCGAGAACTATCTCAAGCGCTCGGCTGGCATCCGTGACAAGTCCGGTAAGCCCACCAAGGACGACAAGTTCAGCGCGAACCACTGGGCGCGCAAGGATCTCTGGTAATGGCGGCGCTCGTCCTCAAAGGATTCGCCGGCATGCGCCCGTTGATCGACCCGCGCTTGCTGAACGACGCTGAGGCGCAGTACGCCCTCAATGCGCGTCTGCAGTCGGGCGCCCTTGTTCCGTACAAGGCGAACGGCAGCACGGCTATTACGGTCGGACAGGCGGTCGCATCGGCAGTCCGTAAGCTGTACCCGGTCCTGAACAACACCAAGTGGATGTCGTGGACCAGTGAGGTCGATGTGATCGAGTCCCCCATTCTGGAGGACCAGTACGATCGCATTTATTGGACGGGCGACAGCTTCCCCAAGTACGGACCGAAGACGTTCGTCGCGGGCGGCAGCGCACCGTACCCGTCGCAGTACTACCGCCTCGGGCTGCCGAAGCCGGCGAACACCCCCGTCGTCACGGGCGCCGTTGTGTCCGAGGCTTCTACCCAGACGCGCGAATACGCCATCACCTACCTGAACGCCGCCGGCACCAAGGAGTCGGCGATCGGGACCACGGCGAAGACCACGGTCCTCACGAACCACTACGACTTCGGGCTGTACCCGGCGACCGCCGCGGTCAGCGGTACGACTGTCACCCTGACTTTCACGAACACCCACGAATTCGAGAAAGACGACTACGTGATCCTGTCTGGCGTGTCGGGTGCCTTTAAGGTCCTGACCACCCCGGACGGCAAGACGCTCACCTTCGACAGGGGGGCAACAGCTGTTACTGCCGGGTCGTTCAACATCTCGAAGCGCATCCTCGCTCGCGTCACCCTGACCAGCCTGCCCGTCGACGACAACGGTCAGTCGGCTGTCACCCAGAAGCGCATCTACCGCAAGGTCAATGACGTCTACCGCCGTGTGGCAACCATCCCGCTGACGCAGACGAAGTACGAGGACGACGCCCTAGACGCTGAGCTGACCAGCGCGCCCACCATACCCACCGGCGCCGCAGACGTTCCGCCGAAGCCCGTATTCGCCCCTACGGCGACGCTGGAGATCGACGACGAGTCGACCACAGGGGTCAGCGATGCGTCCCTACAGAAGCGCGTATACGCCGTCAGCTGGGTCGACGAGACGGGCTATGAGAGCCCCCTGTCAGACAGCAGCGGCTTCATTGGTGTGGTGGACGGTACTTCCCGGGTGAAGATCGTCCACGGCGGGGAGATTCCCGAGGGCGCCGAGAAGAAGCGCCTGTACCGCCAGAACGTCACGGTCAGTAGCGAGGGCACCTTCACGGTCACCGAGTCCAGCTACAAGCTGGTCATTGAGATGCCCGCCAGCCAGACCACCTACACGGACACTCTGTCCGCCGCGAGCATTGCCTCGCGCGCTGCGCCCACCAACCCGGACGCACTTATCCCTCCTGATCAAGCCTACGCCGCCTCGGGCAACCTGCAGCCCACCCGTTCCGCCGAGACCCGTGTGTACGTGTACACCTATGTCTCCGAGTACGGCGAGGAAGGTCCCCCGAGCGAGCCCTCAGAATCGGTCGATGTCGATCCGGAATCCCCGGTCACCATTTCCGGCATTTCCGGCGCGCCCACTGGCAACTACAACGTCGCCAAGGTGTACATCTACCGCAGCGCCACGGGTAACGCCGCGACGAGCTATCAGTTCGTCAAGGAAATCCTGATCGGCGTGAGCTCGACGCAGGACAACGTCCCGCAGGCATCCCTCGGTGAAGTGCTGCCTTCCACGGACTGGCTACAGCCGCCATCCGATCTGCAGGGATTGCGGTTAATGGCGAATGGAATCGCCATCGGGTGGTCTCAGGAAAAGACTATCTGCTTCTCTGAGCCTTACCTGCCTCACGCATTTCCCGCGGGTGCTCGCTTAACCGTGGAGTTCCCTGTCGTCGGCATCGGCGTGTTCGGTCAGTCGGCTGCGATCCTCACCAAGGCGCACCCGTACATCGTGACCGGCGTGGACCCGAAGTCCATGACGATGCAGAAGCTGCCTCTCGAACAGGCATGCGTGTCCAAGCGCTCGATCGTTGAGACCGAGAGCGGAATCATCTACGCATCTCCGGATGGTCTAGTGATGATCGGCGCTGGCGGTGCGCGTGTGCTCACCTCGGGCGTCCTGAGCCAAGCGCAGTGGCAGGCGTACAACCCGTCGAGCATTCACGGCTACTGGCACGAAAACCGGTACCACGGTTTCTGCACGGTGAACAACACGGTCAAGATGTTTATCTTTGACCCTACCGGTCAGACGGCTACGTGGTGCGAAACCGATGTGGTCGCCTACGCTGGTCACCGCGTTGTACAAGACGACAACTTGTACCTAATGTCGACTGCCGGCATTGAATCACTGTTCGCCGGCAACGCCAATCGCACGTACCGCTGGGTCTCAAAGATTGCGGCGCTGCCGTCACCGCTGAACATGTCGTTCGGTCAGGTGATTGCCAATGCGTACCCGGTGACATTGAAAGTCACAGCAGATGGAACTGAGCGCACATATACCGTCACCAGCTCAAACCCGTTCCGCCTGCACTCGGGCTTCCTCGCCCGCGAGTGGTACGTGGAGATCACAGGTACCAGTGACGTGACGGGCGTGGCTCTGGCGCAGTCTGCGTGGGAGCTCAAGAACCTATGACGACGAAGCTGCCGAATATCCCTGAGTTCGACGGGACCAACGCAGCAGAAGTCGTCGGTGCACTCAAAGAAGCACTGGAGGTCCGTGTCGGTCGCCGCGGTGACCAGCTCGACGCCGGGGTTACCTTCCGTGACCTCGAAGCGCTTGGCGTGGTTCAGTCTGATTCAACCGGTAGCGCATCGAGCCTGCTCAGCACACCGGTGCGTGTGCGATCGACGCTGCTCGACGGCGCGATCCCTGAGCTGTACGACCCGACAAAGGACCTTACGACGCCGCCCGCGCCTTCGGAGCTGCGGGCAACAGCTGTTTTCGACACTGTTTTCCTGTCGTGGAACATGTCTGGCTTCCCGAACCAGTCGTACTGGGAGATCCATAGATCTTTCTCAAACGACCTATCGGCTGCCGCCATGGTTGGTACCTCGACCAGCCAGTTCTTCACGGACGTGGTGGGCGAGAACCGCACGGTCTACTACTGGGTGCGCACAGTCTCTGCTGCTGGCATCAAGTCGGCGTGGAACAGTTCGTTCGGCACCGAAGTCAAGACCGGTGTCGACCCGGCAATCCTCATTGCCGCGGTCGAGGGGAAGATCCTCGAAAGCAGCCTGTCGAAGGACTTGGCTACGCGGATCGGCGATGCCGTCGACTCGACGCGCGTTACGTCGCGGAAGGTCAATAAAGAAATTCAGGATCGCATTAACGCCGTTGCTGCCGAGGCGGCAACTCGCGCTCAAGCTTTGCTAGACGAAGCGGCTGCCCGTGGCACTGCCATCACGAACGAAGCGACAACTCGGGCTAACGCGGACAGCGCACTGGCTCAGCAGATCACAACTCTAACGGCAACAGCTGCTGGCACGTATGCCACGATCGCTGCTTTACAAGCTGAGCAGACCGCCCGCGCAGACGGCGATAGCGCCCAAACCACAGCCCGTGAAACACTCGCTGCGCAGTTGCGCGGTAGCTATACGGGCAATGACATCAATGCGCTGACAACTGGTCTTGTTTACAGCGAGCGTCAGGCGCGCGTTACCGCCGACAGCGCTATCTCCAGCAGCGTCACAGCGCTTAGCACTCAGGTCAATGACCCAACCACGGGTCTGCCTGCCACGCGCTCGACGCTTATCAATGACTACTACACGAAGTCTGCGACAGACTCAGCGATTGCTACGGCGTCGAACAGCCTGACGACCAGCTTCAATAACACGTTGACCGGGTATGCCACTAACGCAAACCTGACGACGAACTACTACACGAAGTCTGCCACTGATAGCGCCATCAGTGCCGCTACGCAAAGTCTCGTCTCGACGACGGCGCTGAATAGCGCACTGGGCAGCTACGTCACTAACGCGACGCTCACGAATAACTACCTGACGTCCACGCAGACGAACAGCGCGATATCGGCGGCGACCACCGGTCTTGTCTCAACGACTGCGCTGAACAATGCGCTGGGCTCGTATGTTACGACCGCGACACTTACTGCAGACTACTACACGAAGACGGCGACCGACTCGGCGATCAGCTCCGCAACCACGACGCTCACGTCAACGTTCAACAATACGTTGACTGGTTACGCGACGACTGCCGCTGTTCAACAGAACTACTTCACCAAGGCTGATGGTCAGTCACTGCAAGGGCAGTACACGGTCAAGATTGACCTGAACGGGCATGTGTCTGGATTCGGTCTTGCATCGACGGTGGTAAACGGAACACCTACCTCGGCGTTCATTATCCGTGCAGACCGCTTCGCGATTGTTGACCCTGCGTCTACAGCGAATAACCTGACGCTCAACCCGTCCTCTGACACGGTTCCGTTTGCGTACGTCAGCGGCATAGCCGGCGTTCCGAATGGCGTTTACATCAAAGACGCATTCATTCAGAACGCCAGCATCACGGACGCCAAGATCGGTTCGGTTGCCGCTAAGAAAATCACTGCTGGCTACGTCACCGCATCGATTGCCTTCAACGGCTCTCAGGTGTACGGAGCGAGCCTGTACTCCGGCGGAACAACGTCGACGAGTTACGACGCTCAGGGCAACGTCACTGGTTTTACTGCGAACAATCCGACCTTCAAGGTTGAGGGCGGAAACGTCGAGATTGTCTCGACAAACTTTCGCATCAAGTCTCTGTCGACGTCTACCTCGTACATCACGCCATTCAAGGTTGAGGGCGGCGTCGTCTACATTGACACGCTAGCGGTCATCAAAGCGGGTGACATCACCACGGCGATGATCCAGAACGCGCAGATTACAAGCGCGCAGATTACAAGCCTGACAGCAGAGAAGATTGTTCCTAGCCCGAACGGGCTGACTATCGACGCAAACCTGATAACGCTCGACGGCAATGTCACGCTTGATACCTACTACGACAGCTCCATTGGTCGCAGTCGCCTTCGCATCAAAGACCTTGGCGTCACGACGGCGAAGATCGACGACTTGGCGGTGACCACGGGAAAGATAGCCAACTTGGCGGTAGGCACGCTGAAGATCGCTGGCAACGCCATCACACAGCCTGAGGTGTACACGGCGGCAGACGTATACGTGCCGACTTCTTCGGCGATTGTAATGACGAATAGCGGAGTTAATGAAACCTATAACTACGTGGGCTCAGGCAACGGCGACTACCAGTTCGTGCAGGAATACGACTTCTATACTGGGAACTTCTTTGAATACTACGCTTATGTTGGTCAGGGTAACGGCGATCACGTTCGAGTGGTGACCTACGGCGCGCCTTCATTTACCGGCGCAATTACCGTTATAGAAACCCCAGTAGTTACCGTTGGGGTTGACGCTACCGCTGCTGTGCAGATTGTGTACTACGCAACCCACGACGGCTCGATCTACACCTACAACGACTCCGGACAGCATCTCTTCATGCTGCTCGACACTGGAGCCGGATACCGACTCGTTGCGCAACAGCAGGTCGGTCTGCGGACAGACAGTAGCGCAGACACTATGGCATCGCTGCCGATCGCCATGACGTTTACAGCGAGGAACATCACGACCGCGCGAGTAAAGATCTTGACCGGTAGTCGCCGGGTGGACTTGGCAATGGGTAATGGCAGCAACCCGTGTTGGTTGAGAAATAGCACCATTTCGTTGCTAGGAGCCAAGCGATGAGCTTCATGGCTGTGTTCGATTCAAGCGGTAGATGTAAGTACGTACTCGATGGAAGCACAGACGCTGTCGACGTCAGCGACGAGGCGGCGGTCGTGTACATGGACGAGAAGGTAGATCCGAACACGGTTTGGTACGACCACGCATCCAGCAAGATGGTGCCGCGCACCCCGTTCAGGATCTCCGTTTCGCAGAACAAAATTGAACGGATACCTGCCGACACCGTTGCGCACGTTGGCTCTGATTCATTCGTGGCGAGCGAAGGCTCGATTGAGTTTGAAGTTGACTACGCGCAGAAGGTGGTCGTGACGCTATTGAATGTGCGCCACCTAGACACAGTCGTGGAGGTTCAGTGTGAAGCTGAAGGTTAAACAAAACTACGCAGAGCTTCGCCGTAAAGAGTACCCGGCAATAGGAGATCAGCTCGACGCTCTGTGGAAGGGCGGCGAGGCGCTCGAAGCCATGCGCCAGCAGATTGTGGCGGTGAAGGAGAAATACAAAAAGCCGAAGGAGGTTCCCAGTGAATGATCTGATGGCAGCGTTGCAGCGAAACTTGGGTAACACCCTGACGCCCGAGCTTGCCTCCGGGCTTTACATGGCGGCGCAAGAGCAGCCTACGCCGATCGACCTCCACAGTATCCCAAAGGATACACACTGGGGTTACTCGCTCGCCGTTGAGCGCATAGAAGATTGCGTCGACGAGATTAAGCCGCTGCATGCCGCACACTGGGAAGAGACTGAATCCTATCGACACAGCTTGCCGCTGAACGTCGATTACGAATACATGATCAACGCGGAGCGTGCAGGGCGGTTCGTGCTCTTCACACTTCGCGGACCCGACCACGAACTGGTCGGCAACTGCATGATGTACCTGACTCGCTCAACGCACACCCGGCAGTGGATCGCGGAGGAAGACACGATCTTCATTCGCAGGGACCACCGCAAGGGGCGCCTTGGCATCAAGCTCATTCGCTATGTCGAGACGGTCCTGAACGCGCTCGGTATCACCGAGATCCGCGTGACCGTTAAGACGGTGAATCGCGCCGGTGAACTATTGCAGGCGCTCGGGTACCAACACACAGCCAATCAACTTACGAAGGTTCTTGTAGGAGAAGCCCATGTGCAGTGACGCACCGAAGCCGCCTGATATGCGCCCGATAGCTGACGCCATGCGTCAGATCGGCTCACAGATGGAAGCCCTTGGGCGCGACCAGTTACGTTTCGGACAGCGCCGCTACGAAGAGACGATGCCTTTCTACCAGCAGATGGTGCAGGCAAATCTCGAAGGGCAGCGGATGTCCATGCGTCTTGCTCGCGACGCCGAGATGGATCGTCAGAAGTTCCGCGCCCTCGAAGACCAGATGGTCTCGGAGGCGATGAATCAAGACAGAACAGCTGTTCGCAATCAGTACGCCGGTCGCGCCGCCTCTGACGTTGAGCAGGCTACCGCAGCTGCGCGCTCAGTCGCTGCGCGCAATTTGTCTCGCATGGGCATCAACCCGAACGCCGCGCGGTTCGCAGACCTGAACAACCAGATTACATTGGGCACGGCGGCGACTCGCGCAGGCGCGATGAACAATGCCCGCATGGCTGCCGATCAGGTGGTCGATGCGAAGCGCATGAACGCGATCAGCCTCGGTCGTAACTTGCCTGCTACTCAGCTCAGTGCGATTGGCACGGGCTCGTCTGTTGGCAACAGCAACGCCGGTCTGTTCAACGCGCAGAACGCACCAATGTTTGCTGGCTATCAGGGCGCCATGGGCGGCTTGCAGGGCGCGCTCGGTGCGCAGTCGGGTATCGCTAATGTGATGAACATGGGATACCAGAACGAGCTCGCAGCTTCGCAGGCTGGTGGCGCTGCCATGCAGGGTCTCGGCTCACTTGTTGGTGCGGGTCTCTCGTTTATGTCCTCGCGCGACATGAAGGAAGACAAGACTCCGGTGAAGAGCGGCTCTGCGCTCGATGCAGTGCGCGACATGCCCGTTGAGACTTGGAAGTACAAGGGCGACAACCGCGAACATGTGGGTACCTACGCAGAAGATTTCAAGCGTGAAACCGGAATGGGCGACGGTCGCACTATCTCCGTGCAGGACGCCCTCGGCGTCACCATGGCAGCGATTAAGGACCTCGATGCGAAGGTCGAGCGCATGGGTGGCAAGAAGATGGCTGACGGCGGCTCTGTGCGTGGTGGGAAGAACCACAGCAAGAAGGGCGGGAAGATTACGGGTCCCGGCACTGGCACCTCGGACAGCGTTCAGGCAATGAACCGCGACACCGGTCAGCCGATCCTACTCTCGAACGGAGAGTACATCCTGCCGGCTGACACGGTTCGTAAGGTGGGCAAGGAAGCGCTCGATGACCTCGTCGAGAAAACGCACAAGCCCGTCCGCAACTCAGCGATTCGGAGATCCTAATGGCACAGGCTATGAAGACGATCGGCGCCGTCCTGAACGAAGCGTCGGACGCGAACATGCGCGACATGGAGAATAACCGTCGCTCTGCGCTGACCAGTATTCAGCTCAAGGGGCAGGTTGCCGATCAGCGTTACCAAGAAGAGCAGCGCGGGCGTGAGCGGGACTACCTCTCCAAGCTGAAGGACATCTACAACGAAGAGATGTTCGTGAAGAAGCCTGTAAGCGCTCAGCCGACTGGTGCGATCCCGACGCCGGATGCGGACGGGAACTTCCCGGCTCAGCAGTTCACGACGGAAGCAATCGACCCGTCCAGCCGTCAGGGCATGGAGGCGATCTCGCGTGTGCAGATGCGCAGCGTTGCGCTTCGTCAGCAGCTCGGGCTTGCGAAGCCTGAGGAAGTGCAAGGGCTTGTCGACTTCCGCCGCAAGGTGGAGGCGTACGGCGTGGCTGACGACTTCAAGCGCGCCTTCGGTGGCGACGCGGACGCCGTTAAGCGCATTGCGGATCAGTTCAAGCTTGAAGGCTTGCAGTCTGTTCAGTCTGGTCAGGACGAGATGGGCTTCCTGAATATCTTTGCTGTCAGCACCAAGCCGGACGGCACGAAGACGCGCGTACCTATTGGTCACCTTGCTGCGGCGTTCTCACCTGAGATTGATCAGATGATCAAGGGTAGCCGTGAGGCGATTAAGGCGGGGGATGACCTGAAGAACAACGCCGCGGATCGTACCTACAAGGATCGCATGGGAACCGCAGCTCTTACGAACGCAGAGACTAACTCCAGCAAAGCCTCAAAGAGGATGGCGGATAGCGACGCATATCGTACGCTTTCGGATCTTGAGTCAAAGAATGCCGGCAAATACCTCGCCACTGGCTTCACCATCAGAGGTCCCAGCGGAAAAGCAGAGACTGTGCCAGATGACGGCGCGAGTGGGCTTGTTCATCAGTTCGGCGCCATCCTCATCGAACAAGAAGACTTCTCTGGCGGCAAAGCGCACGTCACGGCGCGCGAGATGGTATCCAATATCAATCAGCGCGCCCGGTCACGTTACGATGCGGAGCTGAAGGCAGCGCAGGACAACCTTGCTCGGCTCAAAGCGTCCGGCGCAAGCAGGGATGAAGTCAGAGCAGCAAGTCAGAAGGTGTTTGACATGGAGGACAACGGGGTTACTTACTGGCAACAGTACAGACAGGATCTGGTCAACCAGATACTTTCCCGTGCCAACGGTTCCCAGCAAGGGGAGTAATCCATGGGTCTTTTGAATGCCTACCGAGATGTCACTGGAGATCCGTATTCCGGAACCGGAGAAGCGACCGAGAAGAACCGCGAGCGCGCAGCTGTTATTGAACAGAAGTCTGTGCGTGGCGGATTGCTTGGAGCGTATGACGACGTCCTGACGCAGCCGGCGAAATCTTTGCCCGCTCCAGACCCACTCGCGCGTCCGCAGGCAATACCGACAGACAAGGAATCGCGTCGACTGGAATACGGTGCCGGCGAGTTTGCCGAGGACGCCGGTCGTAAGGCGACTGGCGCATTGGTTGGCGGCACGCTCTCCATGCCCGCTGGCGCCGAGGCTGGCATCAAGGGCGCTATCCGTCGCGGCATTACGGGCGAGTCTCAGCCGGTGGCTGCTGGCGCTTTGCTGCAGAAGGCAAGCGACTGGCTCATGGACGCCACGGGATTCATGTCGTACGCCGAGCAGGCGGAGAACCGCGAGAAAGCAGCGGTCGCATTTGACCGCCTAGTTTCTGGGGTGAAGATCCCCGGGGCGGAAGGGCTTGCTGAGTACGGCTCACGGGTGCAGCGCGATATCGAGTCGGGCATCTCGGAGGCTGGCAAGCAGCGCCTCGAAGGTGCGACCCCGCGCGGCAACATCCTCAAGGGCGAGTTCAGCTTTGGCGACGATCCGACCGTGTCCGGCTACCTCTTACAGGCAGCCGGCGTATTGGGCTCGCTCGCGCCCACTGTGGCGACAGCTGTCATTACCCGCAGCCCAACAGCGGCAATGGCTGTTGGCGGCACACAGGCGGCTGGAGAGGCTGCTAGCACGGCACGCGAGTACGTCGGCAACCTGTCCGACGAGCAGCTCACCGAGGTCAGCCCGTACTACAACACCTTGTTGCGTAACGGCGTGTCCACCGAGGAAGCCCGCCAGATCGTCACGGACAAGGCGGCAGAGACCGGCGCTTTACTGCAGGGCATGGTGGCAGCCCTTGGCTCCCGGGTTACCGGCAAGCTGCTAAACGGCGCCTACGACGACATCCTGCGCCGCGTGGGTGGCAACCGAGCTGGCGCTACTGCCGCCGGCGCTGCTTTTGGCGCAACCGAGGAAGGTCTGCAGGAAACCGCTGAGGGTATCGCCTCTGACGTGGGCATCCGCTCGCAGATCACGAATAAAGAAATCGGCGAAGGCTCGGCTGCCAACTTGGTGCTAGGCGCACTGGGCGGCGCGCCGGTCGGCGCTATCAGCGGCGCAAAGTCCACGCCGGAAAGCGCCCTCGACGCTTACCTCAAGCGCGCGATCGACGGTTCTCGGGTTAATCAGGAATCCGTTGACCGACAGGTCCGGGCAGCGCTCGACCCGAATCGCGATGTTGCACTTGACCCGCTGGAAAATATCCGCCCTGCGGACAGCGAGCTGGGTGACGTTGCTGTTCAAACGCCGGGAACAGCTGTTGGCGTTCAACAAGACCGACCCGAACAGACTCCTGCTACGGCACAGGCTCAAAATCTGAGCCTGCCAGATACCCCGGAAAACAGCGCTGCAGTCAATCCTATAGACGCGGCACTTAGTCAGTCTGAAGACCAGTTTGTCGCTGAACTTGAAGCCAAACAGGCTGCTCAGGCAACAGCTGTTGAACAGCCGCCTGAGGATAGCTTTACGGCTGCCGTGGCTAGCATGAAACAGGACCTCGGCTTAGACGAAGCTGACACCCTGAATCTTGGGTTGGTCACGACTGATACTCGCCTGAACCGTTTCAAGGGCGCGCTCGAATCCGCCTTCGGTGTGAAGGTCCACTTCGTCGACTTCGGCGAACAGTTGTCGACCGATACCGGCAAGCAGCTCGGTGCGTTCAGTGGTTACCGTTCTGGCGACACGATCCTTGTTAGTGCCAAGGACGTCGACTTGCTCGACACCACATGGCACGAACTGACCCACGTACTGGAGACCCGGCATGCCGATGTCTACCAGACTCTGCGGGACACCGTGGTTCCCGCCATGGACGCCACGATCCGCCAGACGCTGATCGACAATCTGAACCAGCGCCGTCGTGCCGAGGTCGGTCGTGACATGACCCAGCGCGAGCTCGACTCGGAGCTCGTTGCGTACGTCGTGGGTGATCTCGTCCGCAACCCGCAGACGCTTGGTCAGATGTTCGATAGCTTCGAGAACCCCGAGGTCGCCAAGACTTTCCGCGACGTTCTCGCCGATGTGCTGCAGAAGATGTTGGCGGTCATCAAGGGTCCGCAGTACATCAAGGAACGCGCACGACTGGTGGAAGCACAGAAGGCGGTGACGGCTGCGTTTGCTGAGTATCAAAAGCGTGAGACTCAGAAGCGCATGGCAGCCCCGGCACAGCCTGCTGCAGCGCCAGCCACTACAATGCCGCCTGCGCTCGCACAGAAAGTAGCGGTCGCCAACACGCCCAAGCCGCGGCTGAGGAACCCGTTCTTAGATCAGGACCCTGAAGCTACCCCAGCATCTCAGCAAGCCGCCCCTGTTGCCGCTGCGCCAACAGCTGCCCCGGTTGCGCAAGACGCTTCTGCGGCTCCTGCAGCGCCCGCAACAGCACCCGGACAGCAGTCACAAACTGATACACCGCCCTCGACCGCCACAGAGCCTGCCGATGAAGCCGACGCCTACAAGCGCGTTGGCGGTCAGTTCAACCGCGATATTCAGAAACGCGGCAAGCTCGCGTCTGACACGTTCAAGCAGGCGCTCGATCAAGATCCGCAGGGCATGGTCGATGAATACCTGCGTCGCTTTGGTCGCGAGGTGAACGCCGATCACGCACGTGAGCTGTCGCCGATCTACGTGGAGAACCCTGCGGTCTATGCCGCCTATGTCCACGAAGGCGCATCACGTCTGTCCAAGATGGTGTTCGACTACGTCCTTACTAACGCGGAGCAGGGCGACATCGTTCGCTTCACGGCTGGCGGCGGCGGATCAGGTAAGGGATTTGCGGTTAAGCAGCTCAACCTGCGATCGCCGAACGTCATTCTGTACGACGGCACACTTAGCAAACTTGATACCGCGACTTCTTTGATTAACAAGTCGCTCGCGTCAGGACTGCCGACCGAGGTTTACTACATCAACTCGGACGCCATGGACTCGCTTGGTCGTGCCATGAAGCGTGCTGAGCGCGTAGGTCGTACGGTACCAATCGAGGTATTGGCTGAGGCTCACGACGGAGCATCTAACGTAGCGCGACAGCTGTTGACGCTGTTTGCAAACGTGCCTCTCCGCATCGTGAACAACGGAAAAAATGGTGTGGCGTACGGCTCCATCAATGATTTACCGCGGTATAATGTCGCCGACCTGAAGGAGAAGATGTATGCGGGACTCAACCGCAGAGTCAAAGAAGATGGATACCCAATCAACCTCGCAATCGGCTTCGCGCCAGATCGGTATTCTGGAGAAGCTGTCGAAGAGCAGCCCGCAGAACGAGACGATCGACCAGTTCGAGCAGCGTCAAGACGTGGAGTTGCTGGCGCGCCGTCAGCAGTTCGCGAACAGCTCGACCAACCCGCTGCAGCGCCTGTTGAAGAACCGGTAACGGTTTCTGTTTCGCCAGAGACAATACCGGCTGACACGAAGACACAGCAGACGACGTCCGCTCGTCGCACCAAGAAACCCGCAGAACCCGCTACACCGCCGAAGCCGCCGATCGACAGCGCCGTTGCGCAGTCCGTTGCGCGCTCACTCGGTCTGACCGACGAAGAGCTGCGCTCCACCTCGCTCGGTTATCAAACCGGCAAGTCCGGTGGCGATCAGTTCAATACGCCGCGACTGGGCGACCTGAAGGAGACCGTGCTCGGCATTGAGCGCGCTCGTCGGTTCAGTGGACTGCGCCAGCTCAGCATCGACAACGAGACGGATCAGGACGTCATTGCCAAGCTGATTGCCGCCGAGGCGTTGGCTGCGATCCGCGCTGGTCAAAGCGCGCAGGAGTGGTACGACTCCACGATTGCTCGCCTCATGGGCATGGCTGCGCTGAAGTATCCGGAGCTAGCGGACAACCGCGAGTCGCAGATGGCGTTCCGCCTTGCGATCGCCGTGTCGTCGCAGGGGCTGAACGTCGAGGACAACCTGACATTCGCTCTGCCCGTGTACGAGTACTACCGCGAGAACGGCGAGTTCCCTGAGCGCGGCTCGGGTGAAAGCTCCGCCGCCATGGCGAAGAACTTCCGCCTTGCCAACGAGCTGATGAGCGAGATGGGCAAGGACATGTTCATGCGCTTCCTTGAGACCCCGTTCACCGCCGGTGAGCTGAAGTCGATGGGATACAACGTCGACGAACTGGTCGACGAGAACGTGCTCGGTTCGTCCGTGTTCGGTCCGAAGATTGGCTTCGGGTTCTACTCGAACCTGTCCGGCAACTTTGAGCCGGTGACGATCGACATGTGGTTCATGCGAACCATTGGTCGCTTGACTGGAAAGCTGCGCGCGTTCGACGCCGAGAAGTTTGCCGGTCAGATCGCTCGCTTCCGTGCGTCGTTTGCACTCACGGGTGACAACGGTCTGTTCGCCAGCACACGCAAGGCTGACGGCACCCAGATGTTCGACCCGGAGCTGGTAGCTCAGGCTGCCACGGACGACGAGTCGGCGATCGCGCTGGCACGTCTGGTCTCCCGGGCGCACGAGAAGGACTTCAAGGACAACCGCGAAGCCTTCGACAATCAGACCCGCGAGAAGAGCGAAATGGTGCTCGCCGCAGACACCATGATTCAGTCGCTCGATAAGCCGAAGGACGCGCCGGGTAACGGCACCGAGCGTCGCAACCTGCGCCAGATTGTTCGCAAGGCAGTCACGCTGGTGGAGGGCGTACACGGTAAGCGTGTGCCGCCTGCCGCTCTGCAGGCGCTCATTTGGTACCCTGAGCAGGAGCTGTACAAGTCGTTCGGCGTGAGGCTGCGGGTTACCAGCCAAGACTACGCGGGTGCTATCCGCAAGATTCTGGAGAAGGAGGGTTACAGTGGACGAGAACTCAGCGCAGCAGCCGAATCTGGATCAAGACGCCTACAGTCGCTGGCTGCAGAACCTCAGCAACGAGAAGATCAAGCAGCTGGCGAAACGGACCGCCGAGTTCGTGCGCTTGAGGGAGCAGAACGCGAAGTCTTCGTTGAGCGAAAACAAGACGAGTTCGTCCTAAGACAGGAGCGCAAGAAGCCGCGCCGCAAGCGCGTCGTCTTCGAGGTCGCACCGGACCCCAACAACGAACAGCTGGTCGCAGCATGGCGTGAGCTGTCTCCTGAGCGCCGCGCGGAAATCAGTAACAAGATCGCCCGCCCGCTGATGAAGCGCATCGGCGACTTGTTTGAAACCCGTGTCCGCTTGTCCACTCAGGTGGGCAGCTATCTCGACGATACGAACCCCTCGTTCGCCATGCTGGTGGACTCAGGTGACGTGGTCGAGATCGCGAAGACCGCTGGCTTCGTTCTGTCGCAAGACAGCATGATTGCCTTCTCACCCAAGCCTTTTAAGGGCGGGGCAGAGACCGGTGCCGTCACGATCGACGTGGGCGACATCAATGCCACACAGGTGGACGAGATCTACCAGAAGCTGCGCCAGATCCGTGTCGGTGGCGAGCAGGTGGTTGGTGGGCAGTCGACTTTCAACGGTCAAATGGTCGTCCTCAACTACTCGAACGTAGACACCGAGACGCTTGCCAGCCTAATAAACACCCAACTGCAGAACGACTACGTAGTGCGAACCGCCGAGGTTTATACTGCGTTCCCAGAGAAACAGGAGTACGACTATGCCAGTCCAGAGAATGACCCCCGAGGAAAAGCAAAGGATCTTCGGGAACGGGGTCGTGCTCTTCGGGCAGAAGCCTCAGCCCTCCTCGCAGCCGAGCTCGGAATCGAAGACGCAGGAGACGTCCGAGCAGAGCCCGAGTCAGTCGGGCAATTCAGCCGAAGAGACGTTGAGCTAGCTGCCAACCAAGATCCTCGCGCGCCGAAACTTTTCGGCATCAGCGAGAACCCCTCCGTACTGCGCGCTGTCGGCGCGCCAGACCAGCTGCTCGTCATCGAGCCGCGCACAGTCGTCAAGGTCGTAAACCCCGAGTTCGTTGGTAAGTCTGCGAGCGCAGATGCTGTGCGCCGTACTGCGACTGGGCTTGTTGTACCGGCTGCCCCTCGCATTGCGCTGACCGTCGACGAGCTGCGCTCTGTGCCGCAGATGATCGCCGACCCGGTCGCTGTAATACGCAGTGAGGGCGGCACCATGACGCGCCGTTACGGCTACAAGGTCGTGCTCGACATGGTGAAGGACGGTAACCCCGTGGTCGCCATTGTCCACCCGGACGTGCGTTACGGAGGCGACAGGGCGTCCGAGATCGCCAGCGTGTATCCGGTGAACGAGCCGAACTCGCTGACCGAGATCAACCGGGAGCTGAATAGCAGCAACCTGTTGTACTTCAACAAGGGTAAGGCGGTTGCATTGTCAGGGAAGATCAAGGGCGGGTTACCCAGCCTTGCCAAGGTCGCCCCGACGACCGCGAAGAACCCGGGCTCAGTACCGAATCGCGCGTTCACGCCGCTGCGTAACAGCAACTTCTCCCGCCGTGTGCCGATCCCCGGTCAGCGCTTTACGCTGCCGGCTCGTACGCTGCGCGAGAAGTACTTCGAGAACCTGTTCGAGAACCGCATGTCGCGCGTCGAAGACGTGCAACAGGCTGTTGAACAGCAGGGCGGTACGCTCGACATCCGTGATGCACAGGGCAATGTTATTGGCACCACTGATATCGCAAGCGCAAGCCAGCGTATGCGTGGCGCGGTGCGCGGTCGTCTCGATCGCTTCAAGAAGGAAGTCGAGATCCCGCTGATTGAGAAGGCGGCGAAGCTGGGCGTGAACCTCGACGAGGTCGCTCAGTACCTGTACGCGGTATACGCCCCGGAGCGTAACGCAATCATTCAGCAGCGCAACCCGACACAGTTCGGCACTGACGGCGGCTCGGGCATGACCAACGTCGAAGCCATGCAGATCGTGGGCACCTTCCGTGCGCGCAGGGACTTCCCGCAGATCGCGCAGATCGCGAGGGAGTTCCAGCGCATTACGCAGATGACGCAGAACGTCCTGCTTAGCGAAGGACTGGTTGAGCCGGCGGTCATTGCGCAGTGGAAGAAGGACAACCCGAACTACGTCCCGCTTCGCGGCTTTGAGAACTTTGACGAAGCCACCGGTCAGTCCCTTGGCGTCGGATCGCCGGGACGAACCGACCCGCGAAACCCGTTCGTGAAGGTAGCCAAGGGTCGAGAGACCCGCGCCGGTCAGATCCTTGAGAACATCCTGAAGGACTACTCGGATGCCATCGTGCTCGCCGAGAAGAACAAGGTCTACCGCCTGCTCCTGCAGTTTGTCCGCGAAAACCCGGACCAAGAGCTGTGGCAGGTCAACGCACCTAAGGTCTCGCGCTCGTACTACAAGGGCGGCATGTCCCCGCTTGGCTACGCGCAAGGAACCGTGCGTGTCGCCTTCGAGGTCAACGAGGACCCGAGCGAGACGATCGCAGTGCGTGTGCAGGGTAAGCCCGTGTTCATCCGCGTGAAAGACCCGGGCATGCTCGAAGACCTGCAAATGGCAGGCGCGATCGGCAGCGGCGATCAAGCGAAGCTGTACTTCCGCGTGTGGTCTGGCGTTATGCAGACGCTCGCGAAGCTACGTACCACTCTCTCGCCGGCGTTCGTGTTCATCGACGCTATTCGCAACACCGAGACTGGCGGCTTCTGGAACTTGGTGAAGTATGGTCCGAAGACCGCAGCCAAAGCGTATGCACGTCTGTACAAAGCAGCGCGCGTGGCATGGAAGGCTGAGCGAGACGGCACGTGGCAGGGCAACAACGACACGATCACGATCCGTGAGCCGGGTCAGCCTGCGCGCACTGTCACGCTGAAGGAAGCCTACGACATGTACCGCGCTGATGGCGGCAAGGTCGGCTACCTCGACATCAAGGAAATCGAAGACATCCAGCAAGACATACAGCAGCGCTTCCGTGCTGCTCAGGCGTCTGGCTCACTTGATCCGCGCACCTACGGCACACAGATGCTTGGCGTGGTGAACAAGGTCGAAGACCTGATGCTCGATGCCGCTGGCTCGATCGAAACCTCCATGCGATTCGCGACGTACTTAGCTCGCCTCGAAGCCGGCGCAAACCGGCAGGACGCGACCAACGCCGCAAAGAACGTGACGGTGAACTTCGATCGCAAGGGCAAGTGGACCCCACACCTTGGGCTGCTCTACATGTTTGCCAACGCGAACATTCAGGGTACCCGCGCGACGTACAACCTGATCTTCAAGTCAGGCAAAGCTGGCGCAATGCTCGGCGGTTCATTGATTGCACTGGGCTATGCGATTGCGCAACTCGGCGCCGCCGACAGTGGGGATGACGACGAGCCTTACTGGGACAAGAAGCTATACAAGCAGGCAAAGATTAAGAACCTGCTGTTCTTCACCGAGGACGGAGACACCATCACCATCCCGATGGCGTACGGCTCTGGCTTCTTCGTGAACATCGGTTACGCGCTCAGCGACCTGCAGCGTGGGGTGCCGTTGGCGAAGGTTGGTGCTTTCATGCGCGACTCCTTCTTCACGCACTTCTCGCCGTTCGGTTCACTAGAGAACCCGGCGACGTTTGCGGCACCGACCTTGCTCGATCCGATCTTGGTCAGCGCTTCGAACATGACAGAGCAGGGTATCCCACTGATGCCGGACTCGGTGTACGAACCGAACAAGCCGGACAGCGAGAAGTTCTGGACGGCAACTCGCGGAACAATGTTCCAACAGCTGTCGCAAGCCATGAACGAGGCTACTGGCGGTACGCCGGCGTACTCGGGCGCCATCGACGTGTCGCCTGAAACGCTGCGCTACTGGTTCGGCTTTATGACCGGCGGTGCTGGCGGCTTCGCGCGCGACGCAGCTGACTCTGTGATGCTCACCACAGAGATCGGTCTTGATGCAGCGATTGATAAGAACAAGATCCCGATTCTGCGCAGCTTCTATCAGCAGAACACTGGTAAGCAGAATCAGACCGAGTTCTTTGAGAACGCCAAGACTGCAGAGACTGCGCTCAACGAGCTGAACAGCTTGTGGGGCACGGAGTACATGCAGCGCGACGACGTGCGCGATCGGTTCGCAGAGCGACGCACACTCGCATCCATGGGTAGCGCTGTTCGCGGGTATCGAAACGAGCTTTCAGCTTTGCGAGCAGACGAAGTGAAGGTTA